GCTCGGCGAAATCGCCGTCGATGTCGTCGTCGATCGATCCGCGTGGCCGCAGCTCGGCGAGCAGATCAAACACCCGACGCAACACGGACGCGAGATCGACCACGCCATCGCCCCATGGCAAACGGTGTTTGGCCGCGAGGTCGTCGAGCTGGGCGTGGCGACGACCGGACAATTGACCGAGCAACCCCTTCGGAAATGCGGCGAACAATCGCCGCCGCTCGTCGTCGGCCAAACGTCGCTCGAACCATTTCACGTCGGCCAGCTTGCGGGCCGAGTATTCGACCCCGTCGAGCCGCTCCAGTGCGGCCTGGAGTGCTCGACGAACCCGCCGCCGATCGGAATCGCTAAGGCCCTCGGGGATCACTTTGCGCCGATGATCTCCGCGAGTTGTTTCAGCGACAAAAACCCCTCGTGGATGATCACACGCGTGCCGATGCGGATCTCGAAATTTGGGACCGGTCCCTCGGGGTCCTTGCGTTCGTCGATCGTCCACTGGTCTCGGAGTTGTGGCTTCACCTCGGCGACCCACTTGTCGCAGTAGATGCAACCGGGTCGGCAGAACATGACGATCGTCCCGCGTTTGGTCGCTGGTTTGGTGTCGGGTATGGGCGTCGGTGTGGTGACCGTTTTGCCCGTGCCGTTGCATTCTCGACACGTCGCCGAGACCCGACCGTCTCCGACCTTGCCGGTCCCGTTGCACTGTTGGCAGATCCCCGACGGGGTCGGGCTGGGTGCGGGTGCGGGTGTGGCTTGGTTCATACCAACCGCACCGACCAACGCCCACGCCCAGCCCCGTGCCTGGCCCGTCGGTTGCTGCGCCGTTGCAACGCCGGCCAGACTGATCACCGCACAAAATAGAATTCTGGTCATCATTGCCCTGTTACCTCCCATCCTTTGAGCCAATCGATCTCTCGAAGTTTGAACCCTTCGATCCCGGTCACGGCGTAGCTGTCACCTTGCGACAACATGCCGGTCGCCGTGGCTGGATCGACCCACCAAAAACATTTCGCCAACTCGGGCCAAACGTCAGGCGGGTCTGCGTTTTCCAGCCCCTCGGAATTGCCCCAGGACTGCATACAACCGAGCCCGGGCCGATCCCACCGAGTCGCGAAAAAATTGAGGCAGTGGTACCAGGTCCCTCGCTTTTGCTTAAATCCAAAACGGTCTCGCGACCCGTTGAAACCGTAGTTGGAACAGACTGCGACCGACCAACCCTGTTCGATCGACGCCGCGGCATCCTCGAACGTCTTGATCCGTGGGCATTCACTCGACGGGAATCGCTTTGCGACCTCGTCCAGTTTGCCGGCGTCGCGTTCCCCGCCGTTGCCGAAATTGCCCCATTCCTTGGCCCGCTCGCCAGAGTACGCGCGGAGGTCGTGGTCTTTGTTGCCAGTCTCGCCGCTGTAGTCTTGGCGAGCGAGAAAACCATAGGTCGTGGCCGCCTTGGCCGCCGCCGCACCGTATGCCCCGTCTTGGTACCCGCCTCGACGTTTGCCGATCGCCTCGACCCGCATCAGACCGTACAGCGACTCGGTCGCCATCACTCCCGGCCACGTGATCGGGCGGGCTCGCGTGACAATGTCGTGGGCCACGGACAACGTCCCCGCAATCTCCCAACCCCACGAGACGCAGTCGCCAATCTTTTGCGCCCCTCGTTTCCAATTTGGTTCGAGCACTCGCAACGCATCGGTCAACATGACCCGCCGCTTGGCGTCTCGGGACGCCTTCGACAACGTCGCGCGAAGGTCCATTGCCTGGCCGCGGGTCAGATCGCGGACCATGTTGTTCGGGTCGCGGATAATTTCCTCGACCCCTTCCGGGTTGGGGGTCCAACCGGTTGGCTTGTTCAGGATGTTGGTGTCGCTCATCGGCTCACCTCATCCAACACGGTCGCCGCACCGATCAGCAGTTTGGCCACCGCGGCCCGCCGACCGGCCTCGTCAATCTTGTCCGCTGGTCCACCGATCGCCGCGAGCCCTGGGCCGATCGCTGGGGCGATAACGTCGCCACCACTGACGGGTTGGGACGGTGCCCGGACGATGAGGTTACGCAGCTCGTCGACGTCCGCCATCGTCTTGAGCCTCGGCCCGGATTGTTTGGTCGCGTCCGACTCGACGACACGCCCCATCCCGAGCAGCATCCCGGACCAGATCGCCGCGTCAGTTTTACGCGTGGCGAATCCCGCGGTCAGTGCCGACCGCAGCTGCGGGTCGACGTCCGCAGGTGGCAATGGGGGCGGCCCTGGTGGCGGTGGCGGCTTTGGTGGCTCGGGTGGGGTCGGTGGTGGAATCTGACCGACTTTGACCGATAACGTCACCTCGTCGATCCGTGCCTCGCGATCGGCGACGATCACCTGGAATTGATACACGCCGGGCGTCCTCGTTGCGAAGATAACCCGCCGATCGATCGCGAACACCCGACCGACTAGGCGTTCGTCGACCCGAAACCTAAACCCATCACCGATCGAGCCCGTGGCATCGATCACGACCAGGTCCCCGGCCTCGGCTTCCTCGGGCCCGGTCAACACGGCTTTGACCTCGGCCCGTGCGGTTGCACTGCAGAGGACACATGCCACCAGAACTAAGCGACTCCAAAACATGACGCAATCCAATAGAGGATGATGATCGAGCAATCAAGAAACAGATCCGGCCAGTGAATGGCCGAATCGAGATCGACACCGAACGCAACCAGGGCCGCCGAAATCGCTCGCGACATCTGGCGAAAATGTTCGAGGATGATCATCCGAATAACTGGATCAACAGCGGCAGGATCGTCGTCAGGAACTTGAGCAGCTCGTCCCAGGGAATCGCCGCGTAGGTCGTGCCCTGGGAGTCCACGTCGATCATTCCTTCCTCGGCCAACCGAGTGCGGACCCGTTCGGTAAGGATGCGTTTCTGTAGTTTCTTGAACGGCCCGCGGCCCTCCATGATCCTGCGGATCTGGTCGCGTTTCGCCTTGGGGATCGACTCGTCGTCACAACACGCGAGGATTAACGTGTCGAGCCGGTCCGCAGTGAAACCCGAGTCGCCAAAAATCGGGGCGTCGGAGCTGGCGATCAGGGTCGGTTCGGCGGTCGCCTGCGCAAAAGACTGTCCAGCAAAAGCAAACACCAACAAAGAAAGAAACAAGAATCGCGGGATCATCGCGGTGCCTCATAGCGTGGGATGGTGGAACCATCCAGGCACGAACGGCGCAGACACACGCCGCGAGAAAACTTGCCGGGATGGCCATCAAATCAGACCACGCCCCAGGACCAGGTCACGCCGTTGCCGGAATTCAGCCGTCCGCACCGAACACGACGACGCTCGTCTCGCGAATCATCCACGATGTCGTGATCCGCATCGGTAGAGATCCCGCCGTCCATCGCCGGCCAGCGACCTGCGCCGATTGCTTGGGCTCGATGTCGACCCATTCACGCCGCAAGCCCCCGACCGAAACGGCCCGAAGGTGGCCATCGGCAACGCGTCGCCAAATCGGATCGATGGCTGAATCGGCGGCGAAAACCAGCTCCCCAAGAATGTTGGATCCGCTCCGCCGGTAGTTTTTCACCGAGCCGAGGGTCAACAGGCTGTAGGGGTTGTGGCTGTCGAGCATCGGCGTCCACTCGGGCATCTCTGCCCCGGTCGACAACAGGACTTCCTGCATCCTGCGGCCGTTGTTCCAGTCGTACACCATGACCGGGTTTTCGGTCGCGATGGTGGCCATGATCGAGCGAGTCGTCTCGTTCATGGTCTTGGCGTCGACGTACGCGGCCCGCGCGATCCAGTCCGCTGGGAGGCGTCGCTGGTGAATTCCGGTCGCAGCTTTGCGGATGATCGCGTTCATTTTGTCGCCCCTTGTTGCGTCGAGGTGATCGCTCGAACCGACGCCGTCCCCGATCGGTCAGTGAATCCCAGCGTTGCGAGGAACGCCTCGATCGCGGAGTCGTCGAATCCGGAATCCTTGAGCAATCGCATGGTCTTGGCCCAGGACGCGATCACGTCCTCCTGGCTTTGGGATCCCGCGTTGCAAGCGGCTTCGAACGTCAGCGTCCGGTTTTGTAATCCGATCCGCTCGGCCGCTCGTTCCTTGCTGGGGTCGACGTGCGGCGGCATCTGCCAGCCCCATGCCAATCGGGTGTCGGCCGGCATCGGCCCAAGGTCCCTCGCCAATTGCAATTCACGGACCAGGTCCATCACCATCCGCCGCAGGTTTTTGCGCGCGATCCAGGACCGCCACACCGCCAACCCTTGGACGTAGACCTGGTGATCGAACCGAGCCGACGAGTAATTGTGGAGCGACGAGTCCAAGCGAATCATCATCAACGGGATCGACGCCGCGCGGCCGAACTCGACCATACGCTCGCGACGGTGCTCGCTGTAGTTGGCGGTCGGGTGCCCGGGTTGCAGCTGCATCGGTTGCCACCCCGGCGGGGCCGTGCGGTTCACTCGCCTTTTGGTGGGTACTTCGATCGCCTCAGCCCCGGCCCACTTCTCGCCGTCCGGGTTCGAATTGAAAAACCACACCCCGGTGTCAGCAGCTGCTCGCGCAGCGTCGAGGACCTGGGTGTCATAGTCGCGGATGTCGGCGATCGCCGGCAGTGCCGAGGCCAGCAACGGAAACCCACGGACCTGTCCGGGCTCAACCTTGAAAAACCCGTGGTGAATAAACCGAGCGGCCTTCTCGTCGAACTTGCCGGTCAGTTGTTGCCACGGTCCGGTGTAGGTTAGGTCGCTGATAAAGTAGGCCAGCGGCCGGCCGTTTTTATTACGTCTGACCCCCAAAGCGACATCCGCCGCGGCAACCATGTTGTGGGGTGTCGCGAGCCGATCCGCGTGCAATGGCAAGATCCGCATCGTCGCCGGAAATGGCGAGTCCTCGTCGGTGACGACTTGGCCGAGCAGCTCACCCGTAGCCCACAGCGACCGAAACCACAGCTTGAGCAGGTCGACCAGAGTATCGCCAGACGCCTCGCAAATCTCCGACCACTCCGCCCAACGGGATTCGAGCCGGCTCGAAAATCTATCGTCGCTCGAATACACCTGCAGGATCGGACCCGCCGGCCCCACAAGGTCCTGACAATGCGTCGTGATCATCCCGTCGACGATCGGGTTGTTGCTCATTTCCCACGCGGTCCGAGCCCGCAGCCGTGGGAGATCGATCGCCAAATCGTGGTTGATCGGTGCCCCATGCGCGTGGGCCCAGTGTGCCTCGTTCAGCCGATCAGTAAATCCGGCTTCCCACCGTCGCAGGATCGCACCACCGGGCAACGGTTCCGCCGGTGCGTCATAATTCGCGAGGCTTCGCTCGGCGACTTGTACCGGTTTGCCCCAGGTGTCTGGTGATCGCTTCGCCGGGACCGACGCCAAGCAATCGATCGACCACGCGAGCGAGCTAGTCATGAGATTCCCTTACGTATCGGACCTCGTGCGTCTGCATTCCGCCGACCATGTTGGCTCGCCGCGCGAACGCCTTACGCGCCCGATCGATCGCTTCGCGGTCCCAGCTAAAAGACTCGTCCTCCAGCTCGGAGTCGGGCACCATCGCGATCAACAGGGACGCCTGATCGATCAACCGTAGCGCCTCGGAAGGATTGCCGTCATCATCGGCCGCGATCGCTTGGTCGATCAGGTCGTTCGCACGTTCGATTCTGCCAGCGATGTCGATTCCCATGCCAAAGATGATGGCCAACGCGTTGCCATGGTCACGGCGTTGCCTGTAGGGTGTGTAGCGCGGCTTCTCTCTCTCCCCAGGAAATTTGACGTGCGCAAAAATTCCGGCCGATATGTTGGCGACGCCCCGACCGCCACCCCCCCGGGAAGGACCCAGCCTCACCCACCCCCCCCACCAGAGGTCCAGACGGCCAAAAACGGCCCGGAAGCGGCCGCTGTCATCACGCGGGCCATGCGTGACCCAGATCGGTTGGCAATCGAGATGTCGTACATCTCGGCCGATGGTGAGCGTAGTCGTCGCTACGTGTCACCAATCAAATGGGATGGCGGCTCGTTTGTCGCTTTGTGCCTGACACGTGGAGAGCCAAGACGGTTCAGGCTGACCCAATGCCATGATGTGCGATCGATACCCGCCGCATCGGTACTGATCGGCGAATCGCCTCAGTCCTGACGATCTGGGTACGCTCGGCGTAGACGCTCGGCAACGTCGGCAAGCACAACACCACTCAAGGCTGGAAAAACCTGGGGGAACCAAAACGCCCAAACTTTTTCCAGACTCGCTCCGTCCTGTTTAATTGCGGCCAACAGCGTCAACAACACCAACGCGACTATCGACCCAATCAACCACACCCAAACCACAACAGAAAAAACACGGCAGACAATCAGGTTTGCGTGGTTCATTGTAAAAAAAACCGAAAAAACTTGGGCAAAATGGGAAGGGGCTAAACACCACGATCATAACAGATCCGGCCCGTGAGAATCGGACTGTCGATCCGGTGGTTGCGGGTTCGAGCCCCGTCAGCGTCGCTCGCCGTAAGTCGTTTGATTCCATACGCTTAGGGCTCCATTCGACAATCACAACGGGAGGCTGTCACCGCCCGCAGTGAGACTCGACACGGGCAACCGTGAATGCGACCCGTCCCCCGCGTCTGTTAACGGCGTTTGTTGATACAGGGGGGCGAGGTCGCTTTTTTTTTGTTGACACCGATCTGGGAATCGGTAACCTCGGGGCCATCAACAAACGCCCCGTTCTTTGACCACTCGGCCGCGAGGCCAGCGATTGACAGATCGCCATCGAGTGAGACAGGCAAGGGCACACGACCCCCCTAACAATGGCAACCGGGTGACCATCCCGGTGCCAATACCACAATGGCCCTATCCCACAAGGGATCGGCTCGCGGACTTTTTCCGCTTGCTGATCAGAATGGGACCGCCCCGGCAATCGGTGCGTCACCCCTTCCCCCGCGGCTGGCCGTCCAGGACTCGATCCCAGCTCGCGACCTAGGTCCACAGCATGATCCAGCCCTTACGTCCTACCGACACCCGCTCGACAATCCCACACCCACGTCTGCACTCGGTCGACCCAGTGTCGGACCCGTGGGCCTCAGACGACCATCTGGCCCACACCTGGACCGTCCGCGATCTGTACGTTGCCCACGTCTCGCCGACCATCAGGACGCGAGCAACTCGCGAGGACTACGAACGCTCGCTCGATCGATTCGATGCGTTCTGCGCTGCTTTTCCTATTTCCTCCAAATCGCCGCAACGGTCGGACGCCGACCGGATAGTCAATCCGGTCCTGGCACAAATTACGGCCAAGAGCCTCGTCGCGTTCCAGCGATGGCTCCGATCACAAGGACATCCGCCGCGAGCCACCAACAAGACGATCGGCTCTATCCGAGCGATCCTGGCCAAGGGTGCCAGGCTCGGGATCCTCGAACAGGCCCCGACGATCGACTCGGTCCCCTACCGGTCCGCGTCGACCATCTACACCCTCAGCCAAGCCGAGCTGTCGCGGATATATCACGCCTGCGACGTCGCCACTTGGCCGACCTATCGGCGATCGTCAACGGCCACGCCTGGCCGATGGCCGTTGCCCTACACACCGGCCGAAGGCTGGCAGGCCCTGATCGTGTTGCTCGCGACATACGGCATGAGGACCGAGGACGCGATCACGCTCTCGCCAACGGGTCACGGCCTCAACTGGTCATCGATCCGACGAGACAGCCGCACACCGCACCCTGCGGGCAAAATGAACAACCCAGACGGATGGCTATCGTTCGTGCCCACGAAAACCTCGGGCATCAAACCCGACCCGCTAATCCTGCCGATCACGCCGTTGGTACGCCATCACCTGGACCGGCTACGCGTCGGCCTGGTGCCCGTGCCATCGGCACCCGTCTTCGACTGGCCCACGACAGCCGGATCGGCCGAACGCGGCCTCGTCGGCTTCTATTGGCAGTGGGACCAGATCCTCAAGGCCGCCGGCGTCACCGCGACCGGCTGGTCCGACGAGCCGGTCAAACTGCTCCCCAAGCACCTGCGCAAGACCTGCGTCACGTGGCTCGAAGATCACCGGCCCGGCGTGTCGAAGTACGTCACCGGCCACGCGGCCGAGCGATCGGGAGGCATCACGACCGAGGTCCAGGCCCGTCACTATCGGCGATCCGAGACGCCGCTCGTCGAGGCCCTGCTCACGGTGCCGATCCTAGGCGGGTTCACACGCTGATCGCGTTCGTCCCGTTTCCCGACGACTTTACGTTCGACCGCTTTCTCGTGCTGATCGTCGTCAGCGCGGCGGTGTTTTTCCTGTTGGATTCCCTGTTCTGGAAGGAGCCCCCACGTGTTGATTTTGCAAAGACGCCCCAGCGAGTCGATCGTCCTCGAAATCCCGCCGAGCGACCAGCCGACGCTCGTCGTGATCACGTATTGCAAGCCATCAAAGTCCCACAGGATCAGCCTCGGGATCGACGCCCCCAAACCGGTCTCGATCAAACGCCAGGAGCTACTGCAGGATCTCAACCAATGCCAGGCCCTGACCACACGCCAGCCAAGCACTGGATCCGCGACGAATACGTCGACAGCCGGACCGAGGCGTTCGCATCCCTCGACCGCCAGTGCCTCCACAGTGAGGCGATCCTCGCCGGCGACGACCTCTACCGCGTGATCTGCCTGATCTGCTCGCCGATCGTGCGGCCGTGGATCTCGCCGCAGCTGCTCGACTGGGCCCGGGCCCACCTCGACGCGTTCGACGATCTCACCGACCACCAGCGCGACCAGCTCGCCATCGCTCTCCAGCTCGTTCCCAACGTCTGCGACCCCGCCGACGTTCCCGTCCCTCCAGCATTCCAGGACCCAAAATGAGACACACCGAGACTCAACACTTCGACTCGTTCCGGCAGTTGATCCGAGTCGCCCAGAAAATGGCCGAGGAGCTGGCCCTCCAGGGGGCGGTCGGGCCACTGCTCCTTTGGGACGCAATCCAAGAAACCGGCGTCCGTCGGTTCCGCTTCGCGACTGTTGGGTCGCTCAACGATCGCGTCCTGGTGTCGGAAATGATCGCCGCCTTGCGGCATTGTTGCCACTCGACCCCGGTGTCGTTCGTGTTGCTGCGGACCCAGCTCACCAGTCCGAGCCCCGATCTAAGGGTCCGGGCAACGGTGATCGGCTTTTCGGTGGCATCCGAAAACCTGTGGTGTTCCGAGGCCACCATCACCGAGCGGCTTAACGCTCCGCCGACGTGGGTCGCCATCAACGACGAACGGTTGACCAACCTCGTCGAGCCCGTCGTCGCGTTCGTCCGATTCTGCCACGCCCAGGGACTAGCCTACTCATGAGCAAAAAGAACAAACAATTTGCGGCCGAACTTAGCAATGCGTTGGTCGACTGTGGTCACCTCCCAGCCTCGCGACTCGTTCGCCGGCTTCGACTGTCGCAAGGGCTAACCCAGGAACAACTGGCCGACCTAGTCAACTGTTCGCCGTCGTCGATCGCGACCTACGAACTCGGTAAGACCACAGCCACGCCCCAGATCACCGACCGAATCCTCGCGGCATTGGGCCACGTCGGGGTGATGCAAATCGTCGTCGGTTTAGGCATCCACGGCGAGCGACATCTCAAGGTCATACCCAACCCACTGACCCCGCAATCATCCCAACCGACCACCGAACCCACCAACCCCACCGAGTGACCATGCCTCACCAATACCCCGATCCTCGATGGTACCCATGCGTGATCGAGTCAATCGCCGACGGCGACACAGTCAACGTCGTGATCGACCGCGGCCACGACCTTAAGCACCACCGCCAGGCGATCAGGCTCCGACGGATTGATACCGCCGAGTCCGACGATCGAACCGAATGGCTGGCCACACTTGGAAAGCTTGCCAAAACACGCCTGGAGCAGCTGCTACCGATCGGATCGGAACAAACGCTTTTGACCTTCAAAACACCCAAAAGCAACCGCGAGGAACTGGAAAAGTTTGGCCGGTTCCAGGGTGATTTTGCGATCGGCGGACTTAACGTCGAACCTCTTGAGTTCCGTACCGTCTGCTCATTACTCGTTAGCGAACGCCTTGCCGTCCCTTACCGCGGCCAAAATAAGCGAGACGTCGAGGCGGCTCACTGGGAGAACTACCTGTGGCACGTCGACCGGAAGGGCAAAACCCAAGAGATCCGCACGCCATGAGCCAAACACCCACCACCCAACCGACCGCAGCCGAACTCGATCGACTGCGGACCGCTCGCCACGATCGCGACTTCATCGAGTCGCTCGCCCGCTGGATGTCGTCATCGCTCGAAAAGTACCCGAACGATCGAACGATGGCCATCTGGCTCCGTCAGATCAAGCAACACCTAGCCGACTTCCCCATCAACCCCAACCCCTGACCCCGAGGCACCCATGGCCAAGAAAAAACCCGCCGCAGCATCCGCACCCGACCGCGAGGACGCGACCACCGCGATCGAGGAATCACGCCCCAAGCCGACCGTCGCCGAATCGATGGCCGCCAAGGTCAGCGAGCTGCATCGACTGCGCGACGTGATGACCCAGGTCGAACGCTTCACCCACATGATCGCCGACCAGGAGGCCGAAATCGAGGATTGCCGCAAAACCGTGGACCTTGCCAAATCAGTTTACGACCGAGCCAAAGAAGATCTGGCCCAAATCCTAGCCAACAAGGCAGCGACCCAGTCCGACCTGGTCCGATTCCTGCGACCCAAGAACGGCCAGGTCCTACCGCTGTTCGACACGATGGCCCCGGCCGACGAGGACAAACACGGCCGCAACGCCGACCAGTGGCGAGCGGAACCGATCGCCGCGCTACGACTATCGACCACGGCCCACAACGCCCTGATCGACGCCGACATCATGCTCGTCGGCCAGCTCCAGGACCGCATGATCCAGCGGGGCCAGTCCTGGTTCGACGACCTCGCCGGCATCAACCTCGCGACCGCCTCAGCGATCGCCGACAAGCTCAACGACTTCATCTGTGACCGCAGCGAGGAATGAAACCCACCATGCAACAACTACCACGAGCCAAGCCACGCCCCACGGCGATCGTCGAGGACTCACCCTCACGCGTCGCCCTGGCGTCGCTCGTCCAGACCGAGGCGATCACGCGGTTGGCCGACACGGTTGTCGCCCAGTGGCGTCTCCGCGACTCGGCCCTATTCGCCGAAGTCGCCCGCTACGGCATCCACCCGACCCGCCAGATCCTACTCCACGGCCCGCCCGGCAACGGAAAGACCACCGCGGCTTATTGGATCGCCCACCAGGCCGGGCTCAAGTGCTATCGCGTGCTCGGTGACCAGCTCGTCGGGTCACTGCTCGGCGAGACCAGCAACCGCGTCGCCGAGGTCCTCGACTGGATCGCCGCCGCCCCGCCGGCGGTGGTCTTGATCGACGAGGCCGACACGCTGTTCCCATCACGGGACCAGCTCCAGACCTCGGGCGGTCGCGAGATCGCATCCTGCCAGGCGACATTGTGGCAACGGCTCGACCGCTGGACTGCTCCCCACCTGTTCGTCCTGGCCACCAATCGCCTCGACACGCTCGACCCTGCGATCCGCAGCCGCATCGATACCCAGATCGAGCTGCCACCGCCAACGACGGAGCAAAAACACGCGGTCATCGACTACTGGGCCGAGGTGTTCCACTCCTACGACGCCGACGAGTGGGCCCCACGTTTGCGGAAATTCTATTTTGCCTCGTTCCGCGAAATCTGGCAGTTCATTTCGTACGAAGTCCGCCGCTCGATCATCAAACGGAGTGCCAACCCATGAGACGCGACGAGCAATTCCGCCAACAGCCCAGTCTGTTCGACACGCCGGCCGCAGCTGCGGCCACGCCCCCGCCGCCGTACGACCACGGCAAGGCACACCGCCGCCAGGTGTGGGACTCGATCCAGCCCAAACTCCCCGCCGAACGTCAGGCGGTCCTGGACATAGTCACCCAGGCCGGTCAACGCGGAGCCACCGGGCTGGAGATCGCCCACGCCATGCGCAAGCACCACCATCAGATCAGCGGCCGAATCACCGAACTCGCTCGCGACGGCCGGATCGTCCGCCCCGGCGTCAAGCGATCGGCCCACGGCCAAACGTTCCTCGTCTGCTACGCCCCCCAATTCGCCCCCAATTCGTGAAGGACCGCAAAATGGTCGCCTATTCATTCGCCCCGCAATTTATCGACGCGATCCGCAGCGGCACCAAGTGCCAAACGATCCGCCCGATCGGCAAACGCCGCCACGCCCGCACGGGCGAGCCCGTCCAGCTCTATACCGGGATGCGGACCCCAACCTGTTCGAAGATCGTCGAGACCGATCCCATCTGTACCGGATGTCACAAGATCGAGATCGAGATCGTACAAGCAAAACCGACCGCCCAAAACATCGCCCACGAGATCACCGAAATCCTGATCGACGGCCAGGCTGTCGACGAGTCCGACATCGCGTGGGCGGACGGCTTCGACGACGTCGCCGAGATGGCCCAGTGGTTCGGCGATCAATACGGCGTCGGGACATTCGTCGGCGTCATGATCACCTGGGAGGCACCCAAGTGATGGAATTCTACGCCCTTAACGGCTTCGGCCACAGCCTCGGCCGCTACTTCGACCCGGACAAGGTTCTGGCCGTCGATCGCATCAACTGGAACCATCGCAACGCGGAGGACTTCGGCCGCCATCTAACCGCACCGGCGACGCTGATCGGATTCTCCGACGGGGCGACGGCCGCGATCACCGCCGCGGTCTACTCGCGCCACGTGGTCCACGTGATCGCCCACAGCCCGATGGTGCCACGGTGCCGGCTGGAGACGCTCGGTTGTCCGCTCGACCTCTACCGTACTATCGGCGACACCACTCCGACGTTTTGGGCAACGGCCAACCTCTACCAGCTCGCGAAACTAGACGACGTCGCGGTCTCGATCGAGGACCTCAACCCGCTCCCACCGATCACCGGCCGCGGTTTGATCCTGCGGGTCATGGCGGCCAGGCTCCACCAATTCCACAACGTTCTCGCCAAACTCCCGGCCGAGATCCTCAGCGACTATTCCCGCGACCTAATCGCAAACCTTACCAAACCCTCCACACCCTCCACACCCTAGCGGCACGGCGCAAGCCGTCCGGTGACACACACCAACCACCACCCCGCGAAACCGCCCGAGCATGAAGCGACCGCAACCACGACCGCTCATCGAAACGGCCGAGGGCCGCGACCAGGACGACCGCGCGTCGCTTTGGTCCGCCTGGCGTCGTTTGCAATCGACCCGGGTCGCGGGATCGACCGACCTCCACGTCCGCGAGCTGTTGTTCGTCGTCCACGCGCTCGACCGCACGGGCGACGGGGCCGAGCTGACCCACACCGACCTCGCCGACCGCCTCGAAACGACCCCGGCCACCGTCCGCCGCGTGATCCGTCGAGCCGTCGACGAATTCGGGCTCCTACGCGTCCGATCCCAGCGATACGTCACCGGCGGCACCCGAGCGAATCGCTACTCGATCGACTGGACCGCCGTCCGCTCGACAAACCTCGCATCGGTCACCCCGGCCGATGCAACTACCCAAGACGTCACCCCGGCGTCCGATCGCTGCGTCACCCCGGCCAGCGATCACCCAACCGTCAACGATCGGTTGACGGTTCGACCGCCTGTTCTGTCAGCGCAACCGCCTGCGCTAATAGAACACCCCCCTGTTCTCACAGCGCACCCACCTGCGCTGACAGAGCAGGCCATAGAAGAACAATCCAGAAATCTCTCCAGTAATCCATCCAGACACTCACCACCACCACGCGACGAAGCGACAGCCACGGCCCAGCCCGTCGGCTGGGTGGTGGTGGTGAGTGCTCTTGTGGACCTCGGGATGAGCGTCGACGGCTCGCAATCGGCGATCACCGCGGCCCAGCGTCGCGAGCTGACCCCTGGCGACGTGATGTCGCTCGTCGATCGGTACCGCCGCGACCTCGCCACGACATCCGGGATCCACGTGGGATGGCTCCACCGCTGGATCACAGGCCGCAGTCGACCGCCAGAGCGATTGCAACCCAAACCGGCCCCAGCGACCTCCAGCGGGCTCCTATCAGCGGCCCAGCAACGAGCGCAAGCACGCGAGCGACTCCGCAGCCGGATCATCCGAGCCGGCCGCGAGGCCAACGCCCCCGAGGCCGTGATCGACCGCCGCCTCCAGGAAGCTCTTGAACGTTTCGACCAGACCCACAACACGAAGGACGATAACCATGTTCCCAATGCCAATTCGGATCGATGACAGCCTCGGCGTCGAATGGAGTCGCAAACAGGTGCGGTTCCCAAGGAGCAAGAAAAAACGGATTCAGAAAAAGTGGGCGAAGGATCCAAACAATTGGAAACCGCTGCTTGTTGTCCGCTCGGTCGCGTTTCGCGTTGGTAATGACTACATGGTGATGAATTCACTCGCCTGGCAACGACTAAGAGAACAAACGACCAAAGCCAACAGCTAACTACTCACCAACCCGAAAGGAGTCTAACCAGTGACCATTCCCGATCAATTCGAACGCGACCTGCCCAAGCGGCTCGAAAGTCTCCGCGTGTTGCTCGATCACCGACCGTTGGCCGAACTCACACCGACGATCGTCGCCTCGGTCGGCCGCTTGTCGTACCGCTGCGCCCAACGCGTTTGGCCCATTTACAAACGCGATCGGCTGGCCCGTCGGATCGGCGAAACGCCAAACGGCCAGCGGCTTAGGCTCTACCGTGTCAAAGGGAATCGCCTGTGGGTCCGCGAGCGTTGTCGCTGTTCGGGCCCGATGCGGGACCAGTGTGTCGCGTGCGACGGCACCGGCTGGGCCGAACGCGAGATCGGCGACGAAAACGAATTCACACAGCGACGAGCCGCCACGGCCAAGACACTGGCCGACATTTACCAGCACGAACTTGCCAAACGGATCGCGGAGAAACGCCGCAAACGGGCCGAGGCCGATGAATCCCGCGGCGACGAGATCCCGCGATCCTTCCCCAAACGAACCCGCCGCAAGTACGACCGCAGCCGTTTCGCCTCGTGATTTACGGTCGTTTCCTCTTTTCTGCTTTTTTTTGCTATTTCCTCTATGGACACGGGGTGTCCATTCGATAAGATGGAAGCACGACGGCAGTCAGCCGTCAAAACGACCCCAAAAAAAAAGGCTCCGAAATGTCCGTAATCGAAATCTATGTCGATCAGGTTTGGGCTGGCAGTGGCAAGTTAGTGCGTCGCAATGATGAATGCCGCATCGAAGATTGTGGAGCGCAGTTCTGCGACGACAACGATGCGTCACTTAAGGTTTACGACTCAATCGAAGAAGCGATCGAAGCCGGCAAGAAGTCGATCACGGTAGAGCTGGATGGCGAGTCGCAAAAGATCACCTGGACGGTTACTGAATCAGACGAAGATCAAGTCGCCGAGCAGGTTTTCAAAGGCAAGAACTACAAGATCACATCTCGCGGCGCGTGGTTCATCCTTGATGATATGGTCAACCCGAACCAGGAATTTGATTCGTTTGAGGAACTTGTCGCATCGCACCCGGTTTGCGAAGAATCAAGAACGTTTTTTTTCGGTGTTTGTCCGGTAGGTGACGACGATCAGGCTATCAGCGAAGAAATGATTAGCGAGTTGTGCGTTGCTACGACTCGCAACGAATCGGGTCGTCACTTCACGGAATGGATGCACCACGTGGATGCACTTGAGTCGGCTGGCCTTGTGCAAATTGACAGGCCAGTGCATGACGTGACGGGGATTCCGTACGATGAACAATACTGGTCCATCGAAGTGACTGAAAAGGGAATGCTTCTTGTCGATCAACACAACGACAGCGAGGATCAACCCAAGTCCCGTCAGGTGACCTACGATTTCACGGGGAGCGTCAGCAACGACCAAACCAAAGCGGCCAACGCTGTTGTTGCTGCACTGGAGTCAATTCAGCCACTTGACCCAAACGAGTTGACCGATGACGTCATTGACGCGGCTGTTGAAATCCTTGGTGGTCAGTGGGACCGCGACTCGCTTTTGTCGGCCCTAGACGGATGCTGCTTTTTTTACGTCCAGTGAGCCGTAAACATGCCAACACCATCAACCCCATCAACACCCCACCCCTGTCGCTTCTGTGGCGACGTTGCGACCACGCGGTCGCAGGGCTGGGACGTCTGCCACGATTGCCGCGACACCGTCGAGGCGGTGGCCAGGCTACGGGCCCAGGTCGCTTTTGCCCTTGCCCGAAAGGAGGTCGCGACAGATGCCGCACAAAAACGGGCTAGCTAAGTCGCTGCGTCGTGTTGCGGCGATCGAGCTGGCGTTGCGGTCACGCGACGGGCTCCACGTCCCGCAGCTGGCCGACGAGCTGGGCGTCGACGCCAGGACAATTCGACGACACCTCGACGACCTGGAATCACTCGGGGTGCCGATTGTGAAGCAATTCCGCGACGGCCTAGCGATCCACTCGCTCGATCGTCGATCTCGGGGCGTGTTCGCCGCCGGGTTTGCCGCCGCGATCGTCGCGGCCACCGATCCCTGACCCACCACCACAGGCCCAAATCTTGACCAGCAAAACCGACGAACGCGTTCTCGTGATCCCCGCGATGTACGCGATCGACGTTTGTAAGGGGTTTTCGTCGGACACTACGTCCCAAAAACTGGCGGCGGAGCTGATCAACTCCGACCAACTGCGGTTCATGCCGCGGTCGGAGGTCGAGGACGATCCCGAATTCCTGCAGCTGATCCCGTACGTGATTTTGCACCGATACGAACCGAGCCAATGGTTCGGAGATAAATTCCAGGTGTTCAATTATCGCCGCGGATCTGCCGGTGGTGAATCGCGGTTGATCGGCAAACGATCGATCGGCATCGGTGGACACGTCAACAACTCCGACGGAATTACGCCACGAGACGCGTTTCGTGGTGGCGTTTGGCGAGAAATCGACGAGGAGGTGTATTGTAGTTTCGACCCAGTCGGCAGTCTGATCGGAACTATTTACGACGACACCGACGCCGTCGGTCGGGTTCACCTTGGCGTCGTGATCAATTTTCGGCTCGTGGGGCACGTCATTGTCCCAAAGGATAAATCACTGATCGAGCCGAGGATCTATTCCCTCGATACGCTCGTCGAGGAAAGTGCCGATTTTGAAAACTGGAGCCGGCTAGTGATCAACAATATCCCGTCCGCACGTCACGATTCGCCGACGCCGTTTGGGTACTGCCAACCGTTCGTCCTCGATCCGTTGTACGGGTCGCGGATCATCACCACGAATTGAACACGACCCGCCGATCCGTTATGGTTTTGCCAACGTTCCGCCCCTCGAACGAAACTCGACCAGGCGAGGGATCGCCAATTGTGCCGGGCTGTGTGCCTGGTGCCGGTCACAGGTGTCGCATGGTTGACACTACACGACCCACGGATCGCTCAAGTCGATCGACTGCTCCGCCGCGGCGGGCTCTCTGTTCGCCAGATCGCCGACCAAACCGGCGTCACCTGGTGGAGAATTTACAAATACGCCAAACGCCACGGCATCGCGCTGTGGTCAAAACGGCTCCCCCTGACCCTCGGGCAACAGGACGAAGCAGCCCGGCTCGTCGAGACGGACGGAATGTCGATGGCCAAGGCCGCCGCGATCCTCGGCGCATCGGAGATGCAGGTCTGGCGGGTCATCCAGCGACGCCGGGCCGAATCGGTCAGCCACGCCGGGGTGTTTCGTCCGATCCGAATCCGCGAGGGCAAACGGTGTCCCCGTCACGGCCTCGTATACTACTGGCCCTGCGTCGCCTGTCAGGCCAGCGGCCAACCCCCCAACAATAGCGGCACGGCGCAAGCCGTCCGGTGACACACGCAACCCCAACGCCTAACCCCAAGGCCAACCATGAGTGACGAGCAGACGTTTGACCACCTGGCAATCTCAGACCGTATTCAGCGAGACCGACACCGGCGGTCCAATGAGTTTCGACGGAGCGCGATCGCTCGTTTTATTGTCAGTCACGTCAATACTGCCGTAGAGCTAGAAAGGTCCCTGCGGTTCAGCGAAATTGATCCGAGTGACCCGTTGGAATGCCATATGGCTCGCCTCGAAACCGAAATCCTCGGCGACTTCCAGAAGTTGTTCGGCATCGACCTGTTGGCGTTGCTCACCCAACCCGAACCGGATCCGACGCCTGAGCGGGAGCATCCTGTAAAAATCGGCGACGTGATCAGTGGCTTGCGCGTCGTGCAAACATCTTGGCCTGATGGCGACGTTCCAATGTTTAGGCTCGATGGCGAGTCTGACTGGCGTCGGTTGTATAGGTTTTCGTCACCATCACCACCGCCCCAACCATGAACAACCCAAAGACTAAAGCCGCTAGTATCGCCGTTCTTCTGGGATCGTCTGATTGCTTACCATTTACGGTTGATTTAGATGCGATCTGCAACCGTCCAGTGTTTGGGCCTTTGTGGTGGGAGTATGCCGACGAGTTAAAAGGCCCAGTATGCTTATCGGCACCGCAAAAAATGCTGCCAGACGGCCATCCACGTAAGCCAAAAAAAATCGGTCGTCGTTGGCGTTCGCGAATGCTCACGAAACCAATTTCGTCACCATCACCGCCGAGCCCGTAGCGGCTTTGACGCGACACAATCGGCCGCGGTTTTGACCTGCTCGTCGATCAGCTTCATCACACCGGCTTGGATCCGGTGTTTCAACACGAACAGGTCCTCGGCGTCGGACGAGTGCCGGCCGGTGACACGCGCAACCCCAACGCCTAACCCCAATGCCAACGATGGGCGACCACCGCACCGAACCCCAACAACCCGATCCCATGCTCGGACCGTCGCTGGTCGGGGTGGCTGTTCGAAACTGGGTCAAGGTCGTGGAATGGGATTGGCACTTCCTGGAATACGCCAAACGAAACTCCCAAAGCTTTACGCCAAACTTCGGATCGGTTTTGACCGAACCGGATTGGGTTGATCCGTTGCCGGAGACTTTATTTTGGCGGCCGCTTCGGCGATTACCTTGATCGCACCGTGGGCGATGCGGTGGCGCAACTGGTGCAGGTCGTCAGCTTCTTCGGCGTGACGCCCGAACGTTGCCACGGCTCGGTTGGCGATTCGCTCGCGTTCTTCCAGCGGCAAACCGGCCGACATCCCCATCCGCATCACGCGAACCCACAAGCAATTCCGCAGCGTCGCGAAATTGGCCGTCGGTTTGGTCGCTTCGTCCATCGGTCAAACCTCGTGAACATCCCACGCCCCGCCGCGGATCGGGCGGACCAGCCGCCACACGAAAAGCGGGTACGCGTCGGCCGCGGTCTTGATCCTCACCATCGACGCGGGGTCATCGAACGTCTTACCGCGTTTCGCTTGGGCCTTGACGTCGTCCATGTACACCGTCCCATCGGCAGCCAACACCATGAAGTCCGGTGAGTACCGGACAGGCTGTCCTGTGTTGCAGGACGTGACCCGGAAAGATGCGGGCTCGAACCACCACGCAACGACCCGCCCCGCGGCCTTTTCCTGTTCGAGGTGCCGTTCGTAAGCCGCCTCGTTGTTGTTGCGTTCGCCGCGGGTCCGCTTCAAACCCTTGGCCAGCATGGCAAACCGTGATCCGCGACCGTACGATGGCGGCCTAGGAGGCGGAGGAGACGTCGGAACGTCTTTGGGTCGGTACGGAGCTGGCGGGTTTGCTTTATTCGTCATCCATCTTCCTTACGGTTTACGAAATACCCCCAAACCTCGGCCCGCATCGACAGATCGGCGCGGGTCGTCCATTCCAACAGTCCGTTGTGATTTACTCGGACATCACGCCGCGGGCAGAACCCACCACGGGCCAGGATCTGGTCGCGGCTGTGGTATTGGCGGTGATCGCGTTCACCGTGCCACAGGTGTTGAACGCTCGTCGGCAAACACCCCCAGCGAGCGCCGCCGACCCTTTGGCAATACTCGATCGAGTCGAGCCGCAGCTGCGGGGCCTGGCGCTCGAGATACCCCGATCGACTCGCCGTCACAGCATCAAAAAACGTCGCATCGCCACCGCCGCACACGTTCCGGTCATACAGTCCGCCGATCGAGTCGAACCACCGACGCGACGCGATCCACGCCCCGCCGGGGGCGGCGTTGGGCACACCCCCAGCCGCTCGGGCCGCCGTGGCCGATGTCGCCGTCTGGGTGATCGACTGACCATCCCGGGACAGGTATTTGATTTGGCTAAACAACTGCACACAATCCATCCCGCCCCGCAGCATCCGGACCGCGGCCTCGACCCACTGGTCCGATTCCCACACTAGGTCGTGATCGACCCACGCCACCCACCACACGCTCGGGGGCAACCGCTCGACCGCCAAGTTGATCAGCTGCTCTTTCTGCCACAGGACCGACCGCGGCCCGGCGGGTATCACCGTCGAGCCCAGGATCTCCGCGTACCGATCCTCGTACACCACCTCCATCACTTGCGCAGGCCTGCGCAAGTACCCCAGCGACTCGCGCAACGTCTGACCAGGCCGTCGGAATCCGGCCGGGTTCCAATGGGTCATGATCAACGCGATCCGGTCCGCCCTGACGTAGCCGGACAACTCGAGCGCCTCGTCCACCATGTCGGCCGCCATGCGGTGGACCTTGGCCGGGGCAAACCGTCGAGCCAACCAGCCGCCCCAACCGCTTTGGGCCGCGGCATCGACCAGCCACCCGATAATGGCCTCGCGTTGCACCACGCAACCGACCATCCCGAGTCGATTCATCTCGGCCCGTCGTTCGTCGCATTGGCAACCCTCGGGCGGTGGGTACCCATAACCCGCGATCACCTTGGCCAGTGCGTCACCGGGAGCCATCACCGCGGGGACCTGCATCTCACGCGGGACCGCCACCGACGGCTCGGCCGGTCCGCCATCGACCAACGACTCGCGGCCACACTTGCCACACTTGACCCGGCTGGGCTTGTTCGTCGCGATCGTCGACCCACAATCACAAATCATGAGACGTCCCATTGCAGCCCCACCTCAGTGAATCGAAGGATCCCCGCCGACGGGCCATCGGGCGTCGCATACACCGCGATCGTCGCCGCTGCGGTCCCATCGGTCGCGATCGCGGTGTCGGCTTGCGTCCGTTCGTCGCTGACCCCGGCCCCGTTCAGGTTCGTCGTGTCGATAATCAACAGGTGACGGATCACCGGTTTGGGGTAGATCGCCGTCCCCGTCGGCTTGGGCCACACCACCGCCGAACCGGCGAACCACGACGCGGTCGCCCGCTGGGTGTTTTGGTAATCGGTCCCGCCACACGTCGCCGGGCAACACGCCTTTTCTTCGGACCGGATCAACGCGTTCCACGTATCCGTCGACGGTCGACCCCGCACCCATGGCCCGACCAGTGCCGTCGACGTGTCGACAAACGACCCGGGGGGCAGATCCAGCCACTCATAATCCCCAAACCCCAACCCCGCCGGCCGCAAGATCCCCGCCGTCAACGTCCCCGCGAAATTGTGTGTCTGGGCCACCGACCCCGGGTTGCATGTGTAATCCCTAACCCACTCGCCCTCGATGTCGCCCACCAGGTCAAACGTCGCGGGATAGTTGTAACCTCCGAACGTGTCCGACGCCGCTCGCTGGTGTTGGTACTGGGCCTCGGTACCAGCGGGCAACGCCGGGCGGTAACAGGTCGACCGAACCGTCCAGGTCGATGGACTCGGGGCAAGGTAGTCCGCGTAATAGTCGCCCAGGTAATCGCCCGAGGTCATCACCGTCGCATCGCCGAGATACCACGATCGGATCGACGTCCCCGCCTCGCCGACCGCCTCCAGGCTCACCGATCGATTCCGGACATCGGTCACCCGGTTGAAAATCTGAATCGATCCCCGCGTCGTCGTCCCGGCCACCGACGCGACGGTGTGGTACCGGATCACGGCGACCATGTACCACGAGTCGGTCACGTACAGAACGACGCGCGAATAGGCGATCGTCGCGTCGTCCGGCATGATGTCGGCCGCGACGCCCGCGACGGTGATCGTCCCCGCCTGGCGAAACTCGATCACCCCGCCGTCCCACGTGATGTCGGCGTCACCGTCGAAGATGTCGATCTCATGAAACCAGGCCCGGCCGCAGTGGATCAGCCCCGGCGACGGGGCCAGCGACTCGCCCGCATCGAGCAAGTACGACGTCCCCGAGATGGTCCCCTCGGCCACCGGAAACAGCGTCAACAGCTTCGACCCGAGGTTGCTCGGGCGATCGGGAAAAATGCTCTCGGTCGGGGCGAACAGGTATTGGGGGCAATTGCACCCACACCCAGGGGAATGCGGCTTGAGACTCAAAGGCAATCCTCGAAATCGATCAACCAGCGGCCCGAGACTTCTTCCTGTTTGGCCATCCCGTAGCGATTGCCGCCGACCGCTTGGCTCGAGATGTTGCAGACGTTAATCACACGAGACGTCGCCACGAGCGCGTGTCCGCTGTCGATCCGCTGGATCGTGCAGTCGGCCCGGCCGACGACCTGGGTCGAGGTGTTGCGGGCCGGGATCCCCAGCGCCGGCGTCTTGATAATCACCGCCCCACCGCCGCCGCGGATCGGCACCCACGACCGACCGACCAATTGGATCGCCGCGATCGGCACGTCGGCCGGGATCACTTGATCCGTGAACGGGTTGGCCAGCTTGATCGTCGGCCCAGACGACGCCGACGGCTTGACCTCGCTCATGTTCCACGTCGCGTTGGCGTCGCGGATCAACAGGTCCAGGATCTTGGCCGGCTTGTGGGTGACCACGGTGTTCGATCCGCTGATCGTCGCCGCGGGGATCTCCAGCGTCGGGATCACCATTGTCGCCCGGGCAAACCCCGTCCCTATCGTTTGGTTCGCCTTGCGCAGGGCGTCGACGGCCTTGCGCAGCTCGTCGAGGTCGCGTTGCAGCCGCAGCATATTCCTTGCATCCTCTTGGCGCATCACCTACCCCTCGCGTTCAAAACGAATTGGGTCAACAGATCGACCGGGACCGATGCGGCGGTGATCGTTTGGCTCGCCCCCCGCATCGAATTGGCCCCGGCCCCCTCGGGGTTCAGGATCTCGATTTTGGCCACCAGGGCGTTGATCGATGTCGGGTAGGCGGTGCCGACGCTGGTGATAATCGACCCCACGGTCAACACCCCCGTCCGCCGCTGGGTGGCCAACGTCATCTGCAGCCGCGGCGTGGTGTGGTAAGCCGCCAGCAACCGGGCCAGCTGTGTCAGGATCGCTCGATCGTCCACCACGTACCCACCATCGGTCGTTTGCTCGGCCGCTGTGGTCGACAACCCCACCACGGTCCAGGGCACCACGCGGATGATCGAGTACCCGTCGCCCACGTAGACCACCCGCCGGCGGACGATGTCGACCGTCGACAGCGTCGCGGGCCAAACACCCTCGGCGAATCGATCCTCCTCGATCGCCACCGTCGCCCGGGTGTCGGCGATGTCGAACCCATCGCTCACGTCGGGATCCGCGGCCAAGGGCACGAACCCCGCACCGCCGAGCATGTGTTGCGGTGCCCCGACCACCTCGAGGTCGATCACGCGAGGATCGGGGACGGTCGCCTGGACCGACCACGCGGGTTCACCGCCGGCGATGTCGTGGGCCCGGCCGATCGTCTGGATCTCGCGGCGGCCCAGCTGCGGCGTCTCCAGCGTCACCAGCGGGGGCAGGTCCCCCAGGACCTCGGTGTCGACCGCGGTGATCGTCCCGGTGTAGGTCTTGCCTCGACGCAACCCCGAGGTCGGCAAAATCCGGATCCCGCCCGGGTTGGGCAAATAAGCCGCGTTGCCGTTGGCCTCGTCGATGAACACGTTCTGTTTCACCGGCGGACTGGCCGCAGGATCACCCGCGACCTTGCAGTCCCACGCCAGCGGGATCCGCAGCCGCCGAAAGACGTTGGCAAGGTTTGCGCCCTGGCGGACCCCAGCGTTCAGTCGCCTTTGTTCATAGACGTCTTTTGCCGCGTACCCAGCCCCCGCCGATGCGGCATCGTTGTAGGCGGTTTGGTTGGTGTTCGTCCAATCGTTTTCGAGTGACGTCGAGGGCAGATCGAGCGTACAGATCGACACCCGCCGGCCGCCGCGGACGATCACCTGGTCGACCACGTCGGCCCCGTCCGCGTTGACCGCACCACGGGACAGCGGATCGGCATCGAACAACACGGTGTGGGTCACCGTATTCGCCGGGACGACATCCGTCCCGAGGTTGATCAGCGTCGGCGTCATCGAAAACGGGTAGACCTGCAGGCTCGACAAGTCCCACGACACCGTCCAGGACATCAACCGCCGCGGCCCGATCAACTCGGTGATCACGTCGTACACCGTGCGGCCGTCGACCTCGGCAAAACATGCGTCCCAATCAGGGACGACCGCCGCGTTGGCCAAGGCCCAGGGGATCGCCGCGACGCCGCCGCTGTTGGTGGGCAATTGATGAACCAGCAAGTACGCCACCGCCTGGCGGGTCGTCCAATACTGTGCGACCGTCGGATCGGGCTCGAACACGTACACCCCACCGACCGTCGAGGCCGATCGGTTCGGTCGGCCGTCTGCGTTGAACGCGATCGGTGAGCCGCCTCGACGCGTCGCCGGCGATGGCGGGTCGATCACGTTGCGCCAAACGGTGTCACGGATCGGGGCCGCGGCTAGCATCCGTTCCAGGCCGTAACAGACGACCGTCTGCATCCCGCTCGACGGGATCACGCCATCGGTCAACCCCTTGGGCTCGTCGACGATCGATTCGGCAAAACCGAGCCACGTCGCCGTTGTCCCTTCGTCGGTTGTCCAATCGATCCGCACAAAATGCCCACGGATGTCGATGCGGGTCAGATCCGTCGCAGTGTTCGCACCGGGCAACACGACCCGGCCGAAAGGACGCCGCAGCGTCGCGGTCGCGATCTCAGGAGCGATCGTCCAGGCGCATTGTTCGGCGTGGATCTCGGGCCTCGACGTCCAGGACGCCGCCCAGGTCGCACGGGTCGACACCGACACCGCCGTCGCCGGTGACAATCGCGTCGCAGTGTTCCAATTGATTGTCGCCATGGTGTTAAAACCTATTTCAACGGCATTGGCTCGTCTGAAAACTCTAAAACGCCCTGTTCCAGCCGCTTCGCCGCAATCTCGCAGTATTCCGGGTTGATCTCGATACCGATGTATCGCCGCCCGTTATGCTTCGCCATCTTGGCTGTAGTGCCTGATCCGCTGAAGGGATCCAGCACGATGTCGCCTTCGTTCGACCAACTCAGGATGTGGTCGCGAGCGATTCCCTCGGGGAATACTGCTGGATGCTTATACGCATAAAGATCCGACGTGCCGTTTGTGCTGCCGTTTACATGCTTCCATGTGTTAAATCTTGGTGCATATTCTCTATAATGCGCGGCGTAATCTCGATTCGGTTTTATGATTCGGCCGTCTGGTTGTCGCTCTTGCGGCGGCGTGGATCTTGTACCTGTCGTCACCTTCCTGTCCATGATCGGATTGAATGATTTTGGGCTTCCGTTTGACAAAACAAACATATACTCGAAATTTGGGCGGTATCGCGTCGATTCTGGGAACGGGCATGTTCGCTCCCAAATCATCGTGTCATGCAACCGAAACCCGATCTCCATGAACCGAAGCGCTTGCCGAAAACTCGTTCCGGTTTCGCTGCCGTTCACGGTCGCATCATTGATCACCCAAACAACCACACCGCCCGTCTTGATGACTCGCCACAACTGTTGAGCGACTCCTTCGAAATCCCACGTGTGGCCGCCGTAGGTTCGCAGGTTGTCATACGGCGGCGAAGTAACAACTAGGTCGATCGATTCCGCGGGGAACGTCGCCATCGTCGCTACGTTGTCGCCGCAAACAATCTTGTTAATCGGTAGGTCGGTCATGATCCTTCTGTCTATCAATCATCGTCAGGTTTTCTTACGGGTACGGGACCGCTTGCATCCGCCACGAGGTGACGATCCGGCCGGCGGGGGCATGACTCACCTGCAGACCCGCCCACGATCGGCCGTGGAACGCGATGATCGCCTGGCTCTCGATCACCTCGACGCCCAGGACCAGGAACCGCCACCCCAGCGCGTCGTAATCGACGCCGGTGATCCGCAACCGTTGCACCGTGCCGACGAGCGTTCGGTAGGCATCGGCCGCGGCGGGTCGAGCCGATTCGGCCCCGTGGGCGACCAGCTGCAGCGAGAACTCGGGCGACATCGTCGCGTGGATCTTGACCCCCGTGCCGGCCAGACCTGGCCGGGTGAACTGTTCGGTGACCGGCCGGGGCAATTGGGGCGGGGGGCCGATGTGCGCGCTGAATTCGTACGCGGTTCCGATCAATGCGGGCATGTTGCTGGGTCTCCTTACGGGGCCGAGGCCGCCTCGACGGGTGCCTGTAAATTCGAACCGCGGAACACCGGCCCGGGTGATGTGTTGGACCGGATCCCACGCAATTCCTCGACGACCGGATCACCGGATCCGCCACCCATGCGACCGCCTAGCTTCGTGATCGACATCGCGGCTTGGATCAGCGCCCCCATCGGTGATGCCGACAGGGCAAGCTCCGCGTCCGACATCTGGGCAATCTCGCCACCGACCGAGGCCGCCGTTCCACCGCCCAACAAATCACCGGTCGAGGCCCTCAGCCCCCGAGCAGCCATCGAGCCGAATGCCCCGGCAATCGCCCCGCCGCCGTTGTTCAGCGCATCGGCCCGCTGGGAAGCGAGCTGGGCCTGGAATTCCGCCTCGGATGCGCTGAATCGGCCTTCGGCGGCGATCTGTTGTGATTGCTGCGCCCGAGCGACAGCCTCGCGACTCATGAAGCGGCTGGACCCCTCGACCGTCGCCAACGCCCCCGCCAACGCCCCGCCACCCTCGCCGGTCGCGGCGATGTCGGCCCGGATCGATTCGGCCGAATCCTTAATCGCCTTGGAGTTTTCCAATAGCAGCCGATAGGCTTCGTTGACCTCCATCCCCGACCCCAGGATCTTGCCCCGCTGGGCCTCGGGCATCGCTTGCAATGCCTCGGCCGATCCCATGATCCCGCGGCCTTGCAGCAATGGGTTCAGGCTCGCGAGCGAGGCGAACGCTCGGACGCGATCGCCGGCGGTGTCGCCGATTAGGTTGGCCAATTGGGCGTTGGCCGCCAGCGTCTCGGGGAGGTCGGCACCCGAGGCCCGAGCCGCCGAGGCCGACTTAATCACGTTCGCCCCGACCGTCTCGAAATTGAACGCCGAGCCACCGGCCGCAGCCAACACCGCCGACAGGTTTTGGGCTGTGTTCGTTGCGTCGCCGAATTGACGCGACAACACCCCGACCAGCTTTGCCTGGGCCTCGGTGTCGATCACTCGCGAAGCTCGGGCCACGGTGTCGACGTCGCCCGTGAACCCCTCCGACCGGGCCGAGAAGATCAACCCGCGAGACTGTTCGCGGCTCATCCCAAACCGCTCGGACAATTGATCGGCCTGGGCCAGCATCGCGTCGAGGTCCGACGCCGATGTGGCGATCTGGGCCAAGCGTCGTTCAGGATCCGCGAGCCCTTGCAAACTCTCCAGGCTCTTTTCCTGCTCGGCCCGCACCTCGGCCAGCCCCGCCCGGATCACACCGACCGCCGCACCGACGGACAGCCACGCCTTGGCGTACTCGATGACGTTGGCCTGGATCTTGCCAGTCTTGTTGTCGAGGTCGTCGACGTCGTCTTTGATCCCATCGGCCGCTCCGTCCAGTTCGGCCTTGGCCGATCGGGCCACGGCCGCAGCTGCGTCGTCGATCTCGCCGATTTTGGCGATCACCGAATCGAACGATTGCCGGCCCGCCTGGCCGGTCTCGCGCAGGTGGGCCTCGATCGCTGTCGCTGCCGCTCGACCCTCGGGCCCCATGCGACGCAACTCGCGGATCGATTCGTTAAAGACCTTGGCCGTGGTGTCACCGGCCGCGGTCATGTCTTGGGAGATCTCGGACGCCGACGCCTTGGCGGTGTCCTTCATCGCGCGAAACTTGGCGTCGGCTTTGTCTTGGGCCTGTTGAATGATACGAAACGCTCGATCGAGTGCCGTCGCGTCGCCCGTCAGTGTGACGATCGTGCTGCTCATGCAATTGCCTCAGCGGTGGAGTCCGACACTGTGGGCGTAGAGATCGGCCACGGTGGGGGCGTGTTGGTTCGGTCGGCCGGCGTCGACGGATCGGGCCCAGGCAAGGAAAGACCACCAGCGTGGACCGTTTCCAACATCTTTTTTTTTACCCACGCCTCGCGGGTCGCATCGTCACAAGCGACGCGCAGGATCGCGTCCCGTACGTCCTGGGTCCACAGGCCCCGGTGTTCCAGCTCGTCGGCCCCGACTCGGTAATTGATCCCCAGGATCGCGATCGCCAAATCGTTGATCGGTGGATAGTCGAAATAGACCGTCCCGCCGTCGGTGGCCTCGGCGACCGCCGCCTCGCGTGCGATCAAAAACCCCTGGAGCAAGTCCCACAGCCGGGCATAGCGTGCGATCGGGCCACGAGGCACCCACACGCCGGTCATGTCGCGGGCGAGCGACTGGGGCAGGGCACACGACCACAACAGCCGCCCCTCGAAATCGCTAAACCGCCTGGCGATCGGCACCTGGTACCGGTCCCCATCGGGCAATGTCACGTCGAGACCCGGCAGGGTTGACGGCCTTACCAGGTCGGCCGCGGCGGGTGGCTCGTCGGTGTACCAACCGACCCACGGCGTCGGGCCGTCGCTGCGGGTGCAGCGGTGCCAAGTTTGCGTCGTCGGTCGGTACCGGACCGCGGCCCGGTCCATCGATGACGCGTCGGCGACGATCACGCCCGGGCGATCACCAGGGCCCAGGGTGATCGGCTGGATCTGTTTCGACTCGATCGCGTAATCGAGCCGATGGGCCGTGATGTCGGACGGTTTAACGGTCCGCAGGTCGGGGAGGAAATAGAGAAAACCAGCCATGGGGTCGTGGTGGCCTCGGGTCAGGGTTTGGGGGTCGGTTCGGGTACGGGGTCGGGGGGGGCTTGGCGAAGTTTGGCGAGGGTAGAGAACGCCGCCACGACGATCGTTTCGCGGTCCGATCTTGCGTACGACCCCTCGACGCTTTTGATCGTGGCGGCGTCCATCCCCATCGCCACCTGGGCCGCTTGGATGCGGCCCCAACCACAAACCCGACACAACACGGTGACCACGTCGATCGGCTTTGGAATTGGTTTTGGTTCGTTCGTTGGCATTGGGGTCGATTGATTGAAAAGGGCAAAAACCGCCGAGCCCACGGAGCGTGTAGCCCGCTATGGGGCCCGGCGGCCCCGCCATCCCGAGCGGTCGGTCAGGGGATCGCGTGGGTGGTGTCGATCACGATCGGCGTGTTCGTCCCATCGTGCCGACAGCTAATCATCAACACGTCCTCGACGCGTCCGTTGCCGGTGGCGCTGTGGACCTGTTCCCAACAGGCCATCCCGGCGGCGGTAATCAGGATGTGTTCGGCGGTCGCATTCGCAACGAACCCGGCGGTGGTTTGCAACCGTTTGCGCAACACGATCGACGTGTTGGCGTGGGTCGCACCCTTGCCGGCCAACGGGATGTCGGCGCTGATGAACTTGGCCATGTTCTTGCCGCTGATCCGGATCGTCGGGTTGCTCGATGCGATCAACAGCCCCGCGTCGTGGATGTCGCTGTTGCATCCTTCGGTGATTACGGTGACCCCGAAATTGATCTCGACCCGCAGGTTGCAGGCGAGCGTCACACCACCGATCGAGGTTGGGCCCAGGGTGTGGCGTGATCCGCCAGCGAGCCCCGTCGGTGCGGCTTGGCTGGCGAACGGCGTCAGCGGTGCCACGCCGATCGTTGCGGTGTCGGCCGGGTCGGCGATCGCAAACGCCTGCATGGACAATTGGGCGTCGGCCTGGTGGTCGACGGTCAGCGATTGTGGGACGACGATCCCGCGTTGAATGTTCAGCCGCCGGTGGACCGATCCCGCGGCGGGTCGTCCGGTCGTCGCATCGATTAACAGTTGAAACAGGTCGAGCCCCGGCCTAACGTTGGTCGCACTGATCGGCCACCCTTCGGTTCCGACCAGGTCCAACGCGCCGGCGACGTCGGTCGAGACGAATTGAGCCGACGGCTTTTGTGCGGCGTTGGCGACGTGTTGCGGGTACGGTGACCCGGCGTCGGTGTCGGCCGTGATCGAGTTGTTGACGGCGATCGACTGCGATCGGATCGCCGACAGCAACGTCGCCGTGGTCATCGTCGAGTTGTGGAACCGGATCGCGTAGGGGGTGTAGAGGCTCACGGCTGGGGCTCACGTGGGGCGGGTCGAACGACACCCGCGGCCTCACAAGCCGCGGTCTGAAAACTCGATCGCGTCGCGATCAGCTGAGGTTGTTGACGCCGCCGCCGTTCAGCTCGACCTCGCAGCTGGTCGCACCGCTGGCCTTGGCGGTGACCGCCCGGCCGAGCGCAACGGAGCTGGCCCCGGCGTTGGCGGTTTTGTTCGTCGCGTTGCTGTTGGTAAAGCTCCAAAGGACCTGATCACCGGCGGCCCAGGTGTCGGCACCGCGAGCGACAACGGTGAACCGGCCGCGGATCTTGACCCCGCCCTGGGCGTTGGCGGCGATCCCTTGCAGAGACGAGACGACGCCGGCTTTACTTCCCGCGGCGTCGGTGCGGACGATCGCCCCGCAAGCGACGGCGGATGCGCCGTTGGTGATGACCTGCTCGTCATCGTTCCCGAGATAAATTGCCGACATCGATCAGACTCCAGCGTGTTGCGGTGGGGGGCGAAATTGACCCCCGCTAACGTATGCCGCCCGACCGCTGGGTCACGGTGTTGCCGATCACGTTGGCAACGTCGTTGACGATTCGAGCCACGACATCGGAGTATCCTCGACCGAGGCGACCTCGGTCAGATAATTGCCACCGGTTCGGAATTCGATGTCGTAATCGTAACGGCCCGGCAGGATCCCCTTGGTCTGGGCGGTGGTCAGCTCGAACCGCACCACGGTCGAGGCCCCGACACTGACGATCGTGCCGGCGAATTCGTAGCGGCGAAACTCGGGCGATTGTCGCGACTTGCCAAAGGCTCGGAACCCGAGGTGGACCGTTGCCGTGGCCAGGGCCGTCTGGAGCCCCGCCGAGACGCCGGTGATCGTGATCTGGATCGCTCGGCCGGTAGTCTGTTGGTACGCGTCACCGACGACCAGGTCGTTGAGCGTGCCGTCTTGTCGGACGGGTGAGACGACCGAAACCGCAGCGGTTCCGATCAGGTCCGTCTTGGCCTTGATCAGCAGCTGCGTCGCCTCGGTGGCCAGCCCCGCCGTCGACACCGTCGCGACCGCCTTGATCCGTCCGCCTTCCAATGCGTCGGGAATTCGGTTGCTGACATCCACCAGAGCCACACCAACCGCGTTGACCGTGCTTTCTAACGCCAACGCAGAGACGTCGGCCTTGAGTGCGTTCGGTCCGTTGACCGCGGTGCCACCAACCGCCGTAACGTTGACCGCTGGGGCTCCGACCTGTTGGACGTCGGGGATAATCACGTGGCCCGCGAGCGACCCCTCGATCGTCAATCGTGGGTTGGCGGACGCGTATGCCGCATCGGGCACCGCGATCTCGTACGACCCATCACCGACATCGGTGTAGTTCGGTGTCGGCGAACCGGTGATCGTGATCGTGACCGCTGCCGATCCTTGTCGCTTGTAGTTGATGCTCGCGCCGTTGCTGTGGAGCGCCAAACCAGGGGCAGGAATACCGCCGTCATCAAAGATCCGGATCGTCGCCAGATTGCTAGTCGAACCAACGGGTCGCAGACTCATATCAGCCTCCTACAACAGCCGCATGGCTCGCGGCAAAAATGGCCAGCGGGTTCGACGGAAACGCAAACAGTGCGGGGATAGGTGCAGGCGTCAACATGCCACCGATGCCAATCTGATAAATTTGCCGTTGCTCTGCTGCCGTTACCACGCGGTCCCAAATCATCGACTCATAAATGTTGCCGTTAAAAGCTGACCGCGGATGGTCGCCACCGATGTACCAACCCTGATCCTGTTGTGTGATCGACTTGTAAGTCGCATTTCCCGCGAGACGGACGCCATTTTTCCAAACAGATGCGCCGTCGTTTGCCGACATTTGCACGCCCCACAAAGCGACTTCGTTTAAAAAAGTTGACGTAGTGCTTATGTCGCCGGCACTAGCGTTAACACCCTGGCGAAAAATTCCGTAAACGTTATTGCCACCAAAAATTCCAAAACCAAGCGACACACCGGAGACTCCAGTTGAGGCAGCGCTATCACCGAAAGGACGAACCAAAAGTCCTCCGGAAGTCGCTTTTGCCCAAACCAGCGCGGTGAAATTTGTAGTTGGAATTCGATAATTCGTCCGTATTTGCTTGCCGTTGTTTTCGGTGCCGGAATGAAGCGTTGAATATCGGCCGCTATCAACCACCCAATCGGTATTGGGTGTCATGTTCGATGTGAACGTGCCCCAGTTTGATGGGCCGCTAAGATCTGCTAGACGAGTACCTGTCGGACCAAGGCACTGAGCCCAATAAGCACGCACACCTTCCCAATGTTCCGGGTAGGCGCTCTGTTCATGCGTTCCAAAATGCTCCCACGATGGCACGTCAACGATCACGCCCCGATCCTCCATCGATGGGGGACGATCTCGATCCGAGTCAAATTGCCGCTAGCTGGTGAGCGGTTGCGAAACGCGACCGAGAAGTTGTTGATCAGCAGCGGGGCGAGATAACGAGCCGTCGGCTGAATCCACCAAGGCTGTTGATACAACCGTGTTTCCAGATCGTTCGTAGCGACCAGGCTAAATAACCGCCCGCCCAATTGTCGCAGGTTTGCATCACTCGTCCCGCGAGTGTAGGAGCCATCAGACCCGGTCAGCTTTGCCGGGAAACGCGTTCCGTCGTGCGACCAACCGAGATAGAGATCTGCAGTTCCACCCGCCGTTGGTGCAGTGCCAGTCTCGACAAAGAGGTGTATCGCGAGCCACGGCGGAATGTTTGCGCCGAGGTCAACAAACTCACCCTGTTGCGCAGCAGTGTTCGCCAGCGCGTTGACCGAAATGATCTTGGTCACACCGGTCCCGCCTGACGGTCCCCAGACGATCGGGGTTTGCGGCACTAGATCAGCAAATGACGTTGGCATCAGAGATGTCCTCCGGGTCGGCGCGGCATCATGACCCGCGAGACGTCTCGCGCGTCGATCGTTGCGGGTGCCCACGACAACTCGTTGATCGCGGCGATCGCGGCTTGATCCACCAGACCGGCGGCGGTCAGGTGTTCGAGCATCTGCGTCACTTGGGGCAACGTCAGGTCGATCCCACGACCGGCAGAAACCTGGTCAAGAAATTGATGGCACAACACGCGAACGCTCGTTGGCTCGGCCGGGTCGAACGCTCGGACCCGCATCTCGCCCCACTTGCCCGACAGCATCGAGTGGTATTGCAAATCAGCGGCCGACACCGGGACTCGTACACGCGGGGCGATCTCGACACACCGATCGGCACACTCGCGATCGTTGCCGACGGCGGCGAGTTGAGACGCTCGGGCGTCTCCGTCGATCAGTGCCAGCAGCTCGTCATCGCTCATGAACAGGGTCTCAGGTGGGCGGGTTTGGTTTGGTGTTCGATTCGTTCACAGTCTCGACCCGGCGAAGCATTAGCTCGATTCGGTCGGCCTGTTCTTTTAGTTTGTTCGCCACGCGTGCCGTCGAGGCGATGTTCCAGGCCGACACCGCCAGCACCGCGATCAGGCCAAAGATTAGGTTGATTAGTTCGTCACTCATCAGAGGCGTCTCCGCTGGTGGTCAGGTATTCCGCGATCGCCCGTATTGTGTCCGGGATGATCGAAAACATCGAGCCATCAAACGATGGACACGACAACAGCCAACAATCACGGGCATATTCCCACCAACTCATCGAAAGACCTTGGGGTCAAAAGTTCAGTTCTGCGATGTCCTTGGGGGTCAGCAGTGCCGACCCTTTTTCGATCAACAGATCGAGGACTCGTTTGTTGTATTCGCGCCACTCTGCGTTCTCGGCTTTGATCGAATCAATAGCTCTTTCCAGACTCGCCGCGTTTTTCGCGTAGCCATCGTTGATCGAGGTACTCACCTGGGGGACGACGACGATCGCCAGATAGGCCAAAAACCCAAGGCACCCGCCCAAGAAAATCACCGACCAGTGGTTCGCGGTCAGGAATTTCCCGCCGACTTTGATCGCTTCCTCAGCCGCCTTGTCCGATACCGCCGCCGTGATCAATCCGCTCATGTCGTCGTGTCTCCGTTCGTTCAAAGGGTGGTAGTGGTTTGGTCGTTGTTGGCGGCCAGGATCCGGTCGAGCGCCCCGTCGTAAAACTTGGCCAGTTCGCGGGCCTCGCGTGGCGTGATCCGACGGAATTCGTCTTGCATCCGGATCTTGCTCTTGGGATGGCGGAACGACAGCTTGCGCGCACCGATGAACGTCAATTGGGCCCGGTTGCTGTTGGCATCGAGTTTGGATCCGGATTTTTTGATGGTCGCCCAGTACGTTTCGCCAGTGAATTCCAGCGGGTTTTGGTGTCGGCGTCGTGCCCACTTGATGCCCATGTAGCTGCGTCGCCACTGTTTGGATCCCCAGGCCAGCTCGTCGCCTTTCCGTTTTTCGTACCCGGCTTCGCGAGCGTGCTTGACGGTGAATCTGGCCCCCACGTACGACCGCTGAAACTCCAGGCCCGTATCCTCCCACGCCTCGGCCTGGGCCTTGCGCATCTGACGGGCCAGGCCCCGGGGGGTGACACCTCGGTCTCGGACTGTGATCGCTTCAATCATCGCGTCACCCCATCGTCCAATAGAGATCGAGCCACCCGCGGAGACAGTCCCCGAGGTCGGCCACGTCCTCGGGCTCGGTCCGAACTGATCCGCGATAGACGACGCGAGTCCCCGCCAGCTCGCCCGGTTGGCCGAACAGCTCGTAGAGGCCGGGCTGGTTGGTGTTGCCCGTGCCGATCACCAGGCCGAGGAACTGTTCGAAGTCCCGCATCACCTTGGACGGGTCGGCCAGATCGACGGTCGGGATCGTCGCCTCGAAACACGCGACCAGGTGGCCGCTGGCCCGTGGTGCCCAGTCGGTGCCGGCGGTGTCGCGGTTCAGGTCCAGCCCGTCCTGTTGTTCAGTGTAGAGCAACACGAACGGACGTAGGGCGGTCAGCTCGGCGAGGGTGTGTTCGCGTGAGTTGCCGGGCGGTGGCAACGCGTGGTGGTAGATCCGGGCCAACGCCTGGGCCTCGGTCCAGTTGTTACCTTGCCAGGTGCGGATCGCGTGGCAACGTGACAGCGTTGCCGCGGCGAGGTTGGCGGTGTTGCGGATCCACCCGAGGGTCATGTGTTCCCCCGATAGTTGGGCCGAGTGATCTCGACGGCGGTGGTCCGGCGACACGTCGCACGACGGCGACCGCTGGCGGCGATCTTGATCGACTCGACGGTGTAGCCGATCGTCGACCCGTCGGGGTCGGTGATCGTAACCCGGGCACCGACGACGACCCGGTCGGGGACGATCACGTCGCGGAGAGTGACCTGTTCGCGGCCTCGATCGTTTTGCCGCCAACTACGCTTTTCCGCGTAGACGATGGCCGTGAACTTTTCGGCCGATCCGCCCGGGTTGGTGAAGGTGATCGGCTCGGCCGCGATCGCACCGTGGACCGCCGCGACGGCGCTGAGGACGGTCCGCAGTGTCATGGGGTCACACCTTGAGGGCGTTGAGGATGGCTTTTTTGTCGCGGGCCTTGATCCCGTCGAGGTCCAACAGGTCGCCATCACAGGCGACGAAATCGAGCAGCTTTTCCGCGTTGCTGATTCCGGCCGCGGCGAGCGACTCGACGATCTTGGGGGTCAGCCCCATCGCGAGCAGATCGCTACCGGCTTCGTCCTGGGCGGGCGTCGAGGGGCTTTGTGGTTCGGTGTCGGTGTCGTCGTCGGCTTCGGCGCTCGGCTCGATGTCCGATTCGGGCTCGATCGACGGTTCGTCGGCCTCGTCGTCGACCTCGCTGTCATCCATCGCCGCGACCCGATCGGCCGCACCGGTGACCGACAGCAACGTCCCCCAAGGGACCTCGCTGGCGACGCTGCCGATGATCTCGCCGGGGGTGTATTCGCGCCCGTCGCAATTGAACGGACGGGTGACGACTAACGTGTAGGACTTGGGCATCGGGACGGCTCGATTCGGTTCGGGATGGCTGGGTTGGTTGGACTGTCTACGGGGCGGGTTCAATCAGCTTTCACCGATCGAACCCGCCCCTACCAGGGTTATATCGTCACGATCAGGCGGTGGCTCGGAGCAGCGAATGCCAGGTGATCGGCTTGACACCGATGTCCAGCTTGGCCTTCCAACCCATGCCCCACGAGCCGCCGGTAAGCATGAACGACTCGACCGATGGGGCCCCTTGCGTCCCGCGGAGGTACCCGACCTCGATCGTCTTTTGGGTCGAACCGGCGGCCGATCCGAACCAGGTGGTGGTCGATCCCGAGAAACCGCCGACACCGTTGTCGAGCAGTGGCTCGCTGCGGATCTGGTACTGCCCTTCGTGCGGGTTGGCGGTACCGGCCAAGCGGCTTGCCGTGGTGTCGCGCAATTCGGCCGAGTTGATCAACCGAGCCGCCGCAAACGCGAGCGACGACGGGACGATCAGGAACCGCATCAGGTTCGACAACGTGTTGCCGTTGATCGTCTGGCGAGCCATCGCCGACGCAGCTGCGGCCAGCGTCGTCGCGTCGAGGGCCGACGACGTCAACACGTTGTTGTGTGACGCGTTGAACAACGTGACGCCGTCCCGCATGTTGGCGTTGGCCAACAGTGCGGTGTAAACCAAACGCGGTCGGGTGGCGCGACCCATGCGGCCCAGCTCGGCCGGGCTGTGTTGCGAAACGTTGCCGAATCGGTCGTCGATGATGTCCCGATCGTCGACTTGGAACTGGCCCGAGTAACGCTCGATCGAGTAACGCTCGAGCGCGTCGTCGTACGTGATGTGGTTCGCTTCGACCTTGCCGCGGGGTTGGAGCGTGAACCCAGTCCCGGGGTTCATCATGCCCCGTTCCTGCGGCTTGAAATCAGCGACGTCGAGGTTCTCGAAGGTCCAACCGAGCGTCGAATCGGGGTATTCGAGATACCCCTGCACAAAGGCCAGATTGAACGCGGTCGAGAACACCGCGGACAGTGTCGCGGTCGACAACGAGCGGCGGATCATGTCGCCACGATCGGCGGGGATCTGCATCCCTTGGGCTTGCAGCGCGGCCCGGCAGAAATCTACCAGGCTGTAGGACGCGTACTCGTGGCCGCCGTCCATCGCTCGTTCGAATTCGGGCGACAACTGCGCCCCGCGGGCGATCTGGGTGTTGGCCTGGTGGAGCCAATTGGCGTCGACACCCGTGCGGCGCAACATCACACCGGCCTCGCGGCTGGCGATCTGTTCGTTCTGGAGGTTGACCCCCATGCGTAGGAGCAAACCGGCCTGGAGCGATTGCGTGGTCGCACCGCGTTGGACGTGAATCCCCACGCCACCCGCACCCGCGGAAGGGGCTCGGCGTCGGACTTCGGCGAGGAATTCGCGGTCGACGCGATCCTGGGGCCAATCTTCGCGGAGGGCTCGGGCCACGATGTCGGGCGAGACGGCTCCGTCGGTCCCGGCTTGCGTGGTGATGTACTCGGCGCGTGCGACGCGGGCGACGCGCTCGGCTTCCAATCGCTCGGCGATGATCCGCTCGATCGACTGTTGATCGGGCTGGGCCGGTTCCGATCGCGTGACGTTCTCGGGCGTGGTCGGTGCCGGGGGCGTGGGCGGTGGGGTGGGCGGTTGCGGCTCGCCTTGCCGCATCACTGCGTCGGCGTTCGCGGGCGGGATCACTTGGTCGATCCGGAAAAATGCCTCGGCGTCGATCGGCGACAGCGAGCGCTGGAAAATTTCGGCGGTTGCGTCGTCGGCGTCAGGTCGGAGCCCGCGGTCGACGAGGAAGCTTAATTGGGCCGCGGTGTAGAGCATTTCAAACCCTTGACGGTGGTGATGCGACGTCGATAGAAAACCGAGTCAAAACCGTAAGGGGCCCGAGGTATGGGTCACGGTGTTGCCGATCAACGGAACTTTGCGAACCAATCGGCCTGGCGTTGCTTGCGTGCCTCGTCTTGGGGTGTGGTGGGTTTGGTCTTAGCCTTGACCGTCGGCGATTGTGCCGACCGCAGCGGGGCCGCGGCCGGATCGTTGGCCAACTCGTCGGGACCATCGAGATCAACGCGTGGCGGTTCCCAGCCGAGCCGGATCTGTGCGGCGAGTGCCTGGGCAAACGCGTCGAGCAGGTGGTTGGGGCCTGTTCGATAAAATCGATAACGTGGCCGCTGGCCGGGTCGGTGTTCCTCGCGGCGTCGTTCGTTGCAGATGTGACGCGCGAAACGTTCGTGCATTCGGCTCGACGCGGCGAACATCGACGTCGCACCGGGTGACGACTGGTCGATCGTCAGGCTGTGTTGTGCGATCACCTTGGCGTGGTCGGCGTCCCAGTGGACCTCGAACACTCGGCCACGTGTGACCCACTCGACATACCACCGACCACCGGGATCGATCTGGCGGACCTGGTTGCCCGTTTTCTTGACGGGAACCCACTTTGACGTCCCGATCTGCGTCTCGCCTCGACCACGCGACGCGAACACCTGTTGGCCAAGCCGCTGGCGGGATTCGAGACTGCGCACGAATTGCCAGATCGCTTTTTCCTCGTGGCCGGCGTCGATCCACGCCTGGTCGGGTTGGACGATCTCGCCCCCTTGGACCTGCCACCCCGCCTCGACAACTCTCCAAAATTCCTGGAGAGCTGACACCATGGCAACCTCGGGCAGTGCCAGGTCGGACCGGACATCGAAGTCTCCATAGTCAGCGATGTGCAGTGTGCCGTCGGCTCGCGAGCAGAGCAAAACGAACCACGACTTTGTTTCGCCCATGTCGATGCCCAGGGTGGTAAAGACGCGATCGGCCGGCAGGACTCCGCGCGGGATCGAGGCCATCCGCGACCCGATCGACTTGCGGTCCAGTTCGATCTCGCCATCGATCTTGGGCGGGGTGTAGGGTTGCGACCAAACGAACTGGGTCAGCTCCTTGTCGGCTTGGATGCGGTCGGGTGAATCGTCGGGGATTTTGCTTGCCAGCCACTCGTCGGTGGCGATGTCGGGCGGGCCGAGTAGCAGGTTCACGAACGGGGTCGCATGGAACCAGAGGCGGCTCGATGTCGGTGGTGATCCGCTGACCCGCCCCAGCTTGTCGACCGACTGGCCGTGGTGGACCAGCTTGGCGGCCGACACCATGTCCCGCCGTTCGGCCTCGGTGATCGGCGTTTCGCATTTCGGGCACCGCCAGTGCGCCAGGCTCGCGGCTTCGAATTCGCTGCGGGCATCACGCCACCCGACCAGGTCCTCGCGTCCTGGGGCCACGTATCGCGAGCAATGCGGGCAGGGGGTCAGGATCCGCGAGCGCGTCGACTCGGGACGCAATCGCCAGGGCAACTCGTCCTCGATGGTGACGGTGCCCTCGATGTAGGTGCGACGCTCGGCCCGCGGGAATGATCGCTGTCGGCCGCGGAGCTGGCGCAGCGGGTCGGCTTCGGTCGACGATGTGCCGGCGCTCGAGAATCGAGCCGCCTCGGTGATCGACAGACAACGGGCGGTGAACCCGGCCTTGCCGGCGTCGTCGGCCCCGGCGCTCATAATCTTGAGGATCGCACCGTTGGCGAGCTGGACACTGTCGCGGATCTTGCCGCCGCCGGATCCAGAGCCTCGACGCGGGAGCAATTTCCGCAGGCCCGGCGAGGCCATCAACACCGGCAGAATGTCGGCGTCCCACTTATTGGACGCCATGTCCCCAAACGGGACACCGAGGACAAAGTTTTCGGCCAGTTCGCAAGTGTGATAGAGCAAAGGAGCGACGAACCCAAACAGCGTTTTTCCCATCTGGGTGACGGCCTGGAACACGAGGTCGGTCCACTCGTGAGAATCGACGGCGTCGATCCACAGGTTCAGGACCGGTTGTGTCTCAAGCTTAAACCGTTCGCCCGCGAACCGGCCCGAAGGAATGATCAGCTCGTCGGTGATCCACTTGCGAAACGATCGCGGCGGCCGGGACTGGCCGTTGACCAGTGCGATCCGCAGTTCCTCGTCGACGGGCTTCACCATTGCAGTGTCCCGTCGGCGATCTCAGCGGCGATCTGTTCGAGGGCCTCGTTCAGCTTGTCGGCCGCGTCGTCGCCGGTTTTGCATCGGCGAAACTGCGTGCCGAGCGATCGCAATCGGCTCGACAACCACCCCAGCCGATCGCGGATCTCGTCGCGTGGGATCAGCTTGCCTTGGTTCTCATCCAGCTCGACCATGAGCAGCTCGTTCTGGCGGATCAGCTTGCGGACTTCCTCGCGCAGTTTGGCCCGTTCCAGCTCGGCGAAATCGCCGTCGATGTCGTCGTCGATCGATCCGCGTGGCCGCAGCTCGGCGAGCAGATCAAACACCCGACGCAACACGGACGCGAGATCGACCACGCCATCGCCCCATGGCAAACGGTG